AGTTCGATCAGGGCGGCCGTCATCAAGGCGCGTCGGCGTACCGCGATGTCGACGAACGAGGCCGTATTTTTGTGTTGGGGCATCGTGCCCGTGGTGCGGTCGGGCTTCGACTTCCAGGCCCGCTGCTTGGTCCCGTGTTCGAAGATCCAGGCGTGCTTCGCGGTCGACCGGACCCGCGCCACGGCCGAGACGGCATCCGTCTGGACATCCATCACGACGTGGGACTTGAGGTTGCCGGTCGGCCCGACCGGATACGACGCTTCGATGAGCCGCGCCGTTTCGGCCGCGTGGGCCTGGACGATCGCGCCGCCTTCGGTGACGAGCTCGGGCGGCAGCTTCTTCAGCGCCTCTCGGAGCTCCTCGAGGCCCTTGATTTCCAGCGCGTTGTCACGCACGGCCGCGGACCTCGACCGCCGAGAGCACCAGTTCGACGTGCCGGTCGTCGACGTCATTGATGCCCTGGACTTGCAGCAGCCGGCCGTCGTGATGGATTTGCGTCTCGAGGGTGATCTCCGGATGAAAGGCGCCGCGGACGACAAACGCCGCCAGGCCCTCGCCGGCCATCATCCCCTGGGATTGGACCGCGCAGTACCACGCCGCCGGGACCAGCGGATCCCCGCCCGTGGTCTGCAACGTCACGCGATGCCGGTAGGCGCCGATCCCCATGATCAGGCCAGCGCCGGATCGCGATACATCGCGAGCAGGTTCCGGAGCTCCTTCCAGATCACGGCCTCATCCGGCCGCAGTTGCCCGAGATCGTCGCCGCGGTGCTCGTAGTAGTGCACCGTCATGAGCAGAATCGCGTGCTTGACCGCCATGGGGGCGGTGACCGGCGTCCAGGTCTCGTCGGCCGAGGGCCCCAGGTACGCGAGCACCGCTTCCTGCGCCGTCGCCAGCTTCTCGGCGACGTCCTCATCGTGCGCCGCGTCGGTGATGCGCAACTGGATCGCCTTGACCTCCTCGGTCGTCCAGAGCGGGCCGGCGAGCGTGACACGCGAGAAGGTCAGCGTCACGGCTGGCTCTCCGCGGGCGCCGCGACGACCGCCGGCAGGGGGGCCGCCGGCGGCGCCGGGACACCCAGATCCCGCATGGCGAGCGATTCGAGCGAGTAGTACTGCTGCTGGAGGTACGGCGAGTCGCCGCCCGGCACCGGGCCGAGCCCGAAGTACTTGAGGCGCGCTTCATTCGGCGACATCGCGCCGGCGCTGATCGCATCGTGCGCGGCCTTCGTCTTGGTCGCCGTGTCCATCCAGATCAGGTCGTCCAGGTCGAACTCGGTCCCGTAGGGCGCCGGGAGCTCGAGCCCGCCATCGAGCGCGCCCTCGATGGCCGTCAGGTGCGTCTGCAGGCACTGCGAGTGATACTGCAGCGTCGAGGCTTCATTGTTCGCGTACGGCGGCTGCTGGCTCGAGTCGACCATCGAGATCGGCACGCCGAAACAGCCCGCGATCGTCTTGGCCGTCCAGCCCATCTGATCGATCCATTGCGAGTCGGCCGCAGAACTGCCGATCGGCTCGTACTTCAGGAAGTCGCCGAGGATGGCCGTCCGATTCGACCCAAGGTTGTTCCACTTCTCGCTGATGCGCTCGATGGTCTTCTGGTCCATCGACGGCGCCCCGGCCGGCGGCGTCAGCATCCCACTCGGCCGGCCACCGCCCGAGAAGAAGGCCGTGCTGGACGCTTGCATCGCGAGGCTTTGACTGGCGGCCCCGCCGCAGGCGTAGAGCGGCGAGAGGCCGACCAGCGGATGGAAGGCACAGTTCCAGCGGTCGTGAATGATTTCCTTGGCGGGCGCGACTACCTGGCCGCCCGCGTTCGGGATCCCGGCCAGGTCGTTGGTCTGGAGCTCGTAGTAGACGCTGCCATCGGGCGCGACGAGCGGCTTCACGCGGCACGGGTCGAGCACGTAGAGCGCCGTGACGACGCCGCGCTGGTCGCGATCCTTCAGCACGTAGGTGTTGCCCCAGAGCAGCTTGCTGAACATCCAGACTTCGAAGAACTGTTGCGGCGTCTGGTAGCGATTCGGCACGCGCAGCACCGGCGAGAACGCCGGGCTCGTCGTCTCGTGCCAAATTCCATTGGCATCGACGGCGACGAGCCGCAGCGGTAGCTTCCCGATATCGGAAGCGATGAGCGACACGCAGCGAAAGACGGTCGGATTGCCGAGGGCCGTCTCGAGCCGGAGCTCGTCGTTCTTCTGCCAGGCGCCGGTATAGGGCTCGTGGACAATCGGCATCCAGGCGCCTGCGCCCCCGGCTGGCGATGACGCGCCAGGGGCGAAGACCGCGCGTAGCGACGAGCGGATCGACGCGAGCACGCCCACGCGGCTTAGCCCTTGCTGCGCGCGGCTGGCGGTTCGGCGCCAGTCGGCGCGGGCCAGGCGGTCGCCGTCAGGTACTTGACCGCGTTGGCGTTGGTCTTCTGCCAGTTGATGTACCGCTCGGCGCGCAGGCCGATCATGTTGGTCTGCCAGAGCGAGACGTACACCGTGGTCGCATCGGCCGGCGACGCCGGCGCGCTATCCATTTGCACCGACGCCTCTTGTGAGGCGTCGATGGTGACGCCGCCATCGTCCGCGTAGAGAATCAGCCCCGGCTGCAGCGCGATGACGTTGGCGCCAGCCGCCTGGCTCGTGATGAACGTGAGGCCCTTGTATGTGCCGCCGTCGACCGTGATGCCGGGGAATTCAGGCGACCCGTCCAGGTTTGTGCGGAACGACAACGAGAGCGCGTTCGACGCCGACATGATGAACGTCACGCCGCCGACGGCGATGTTGTTCGCGGTGAAGTGCGCAATCAGGCTGATGAGGTCGGCGAGCGGGTTCGTGGTGGCCGCCGCGGTCGGCGCGCCATTCGTGATCGACGCCGGATTGACGCCCGCGACCGCCGCGACGGCCGGATCGATAAACTGCGCATCGAGGAATTGCGCGATCCCCTTCACCATGTCATCACGTACGCGGGCCTCGGCACTCGGGGAAGACAGCCGCGCGAGCTCTTGCGTGATGACGATAATGCCGGCGGCCTTCGCGATCCCCAGCGACGTGGAGGAAAACGCGAGCTTGCTGACAGGCTTGGGCTTCGCCTCACCCACCCAGCCGTACGTGCCACCAGCCGTCTGCCCGGATACCTTCGTATTGAACGGTACCTGGATGAACCCTGGGATCTTGCCCAAGATCGTGGCCGGCCGCAGCAGTTCGATGAACTCGTTGGCGATGTTCTGGTTGACCAGCGGCGCCGCCCAGGTCGCATCCGTGATCGTCCCAGGCGCCACGGCGGCTTTGAGGTACAGCGCGACCTCCGGCGAATCCTTCCAGCGATCTTCCGCGTAGGCGACCGCGCTGACGTCCGTGCCCTTGGTGATCAGCTTCGCGCAGGCCGCGCGGATGAACGCCGTTCCCAGCGGCAAGTTGGACTTCACAGAAATCACGGGATAGGGCCGGAGCACCGGCGAGGCCGGGACCGGCACGGCGGCCCTGATCTGCAGGTTCTCGAGGTCGCGCCAGCGGCCCAGATCGGCATCAATGCTCTTCAGCTCGAGCGCCAGGCCGTCATACTCCGCGGCCAGGTCGGGCTGTAGCGTTTGCCCGTCGACGGCGGTGGTTTCCATGATCTCAGCCATCCGCCTCTCCACCGCCGCGCCCTTGTTTTCCAGGTTCTGAATGTGCTCCGAGATCGTCGGCTTCATAGGTTGCTCCATGCGGCGCGGAGCCGCGAGTGACTTCACGAGGCGAATGGTTGCGCTGGCGTTGGATGGAATCGTGACGAGCGACAGCTCGCAGATCTCCGTTTTGACGAGCTTGCGGGCGCCGCCCTTGAGGTACTGCACACCGCCATCGAGGACGCGAAAGCCAATCGAGGCGCCCGAGATGACGCCGGCCTTGAGGCACTGCCAGGCATCATCGATGCGCGCCTTGAGCGGGCCGGCCTCGTCAACGCTCGGAAAGGTCGCATCAAACGTGATGCCGGCGGGGGTGACCGAGAGATGCGCGGTCCCGATCGGCCGCTCGGTGTCGTGATGGAGC